AAACATTCCAAAGGACAGAAAGAAAGAAACAGCCCTTAGCCGAGACGCGGTAGCCGAAGCGGCAAAGAGATTTTACAAAAAATAACAAACAAAAAAAATTAAGAAATTATGGCATTTACATTTTCAGACCTTAACAAACTGAATATTAACAGTTTGAACGAAGTTATCTCTTTGACCGTCGGTTTGGCTGGTGAGATTTCTAACGGTATTACCGTGCTTAACGGTATCGCTAACAACACGCCCGTTGTTTCCCTTACAGCAGCCGACAAGGCGCTGCGTAAATCAGCGGGTTGTGGCGGTAAATACTTCTACGATACAGTAACCGACAAGGTTAAGTATTACACACACGCACCTATCGAACTGCCTATAGAAATCTGTTTGCAATCTTTGTGGGGTAAAATGGTGGCACGCGGTATTAACCTCGAAGACGATTTTTCTGCAACCGATTTGGCAGGCTTCATTCAGTCCGAAGTATTGAAGGTGTTGGAAGCTGACTTGTTGCGTCTCGCGTGGTTAGATGGCGACGTTAAGGCAGATGCTACGGGCTACGGTATCTTTACACGCGGCGGTATTATCAAGCAGTTTAAAGATAGCAGAGAGACCGAAAACGTTTTGAAGCTCGACACAGAAGGCGTTCTTGCTGCACTTCGTGGAGCTATCGACGCACAACGCCCAGATACACTCGACACCTCGGAGTTCTTCGTAACGTCTAACGTTATGCGCCTTTATAAGAACCTTTTGCAGGATAGAGATAACAGTGCTGCACAAAGTGACATTGTAGATGGCAAACCCGTTTACTTCTTCGAGGGGTATAAGATTAACGAACTTCGCCACGTGTCTAACGCTGCCTTGGTTGACGGTAATACACAGGCTTTCGTAGCATTCACACCAAAGGACAACATTCAGATTGCCTTGGAGGGTAGCTCTACTAACATTGCACCGTTCATCCAAGACGCGAAAAGCCGTAACTACTACTCACAGACCTTGTTCGCGGCTGATGCTATGTTGGTAGCACCCGAGAAAATGCAAATGTGGTTACTTGCTTCTGTGTAATGAAAATTAGTATTAACAATAAAAGGGGTTGGGATATTAACCCAGCCCCTTTTTCATTTTATATAATATGGCAAAAACTTGTTTAAATAAACTTTCGAGTAACATCCTACAATCTTGCAGCATTACGCAGGTGGGGCTTAAAGACATATATCTGATGCACATAGAGGATGTTACTTTGGTTTCCGATGGTAAGATAGTTTCGGGTATAACCTTTGCCCCTGGTGCGAAAAGCTACAAAGTGGAAGGATATAAACAAAACTTACAGTACACCGCAACCCTTAAAACAACGGACGCTTCTGCGAGGTTGAACACCTCGGTGACTTTTAAGATGCCCGCCGACGGTCCTACAATGTCTACACTCGCAAATGGTAAATTTTATGTGATGGTACAATATCCGCACATAACTGCCGGGATTGTGGGTGTTCAATGCCCTTTAGAGTGTTCGGCAATGGAGTTCGACAGCAACGCAAATGCAGCACTTGTAACGGTTACATTGTCCGACCCGGAAGGTTCGGCAGGAAACGCACACATGTTGTGTTATAATGCGGTTCGCGATTCAATAATCTCTAAATCAGTTTAATTATGGCATGTATATCAAAATTAGCAAACGCAATTGCTTATAATTGCGACACGGGCGCTACTGGTTTAGTCAGCGCGTTGATTATTAATAAAGCGGATATCGCGAGTTTTACCCTGGACAGTGCAGGCGGCGCAGTTATGGCTATTAATTTAGTTCCCGGTGCTAAAGCGTATAGGGTTGACACCGTTAAACGCTCCCTTGTTGTGTCGAAGAGTTTGAAGGTTAACGATGGTGCACCGAATGCGTTCACTCACACCGCCACCATTACAGACACGACAAACGTCACGGTAGGTACGCATGTCAGCTTTACTAAAGCTATATCTAACGGCTCGTTTGTTATTTTATATAAGCCCGTAGGCGCATCACACGCCAGCGTAGTCGGGCTGTATTATGGCATGCGTGCGACAGCATTTGACCAAAGCAGCCACGATAATGGTTCTTGGACTACCGTAACGATTGAGACGCCCGAAAACGTTATTGGCGAAGATAATCTTAGCTTGGTTGGGAATACCTACGATGCAATGTACGCAGCGGCAGCAGTTTAACTAATTAAAAGAAAGGAAAAAATAATATGGCATGTATTGGAAATGTAGCCGCGAGTACGGCTATGCCTTGCGGAGCACCAGCGTCGGCAGATATGGGCAGACCCGTATCGGCAAAGATTTTAAACGCTTCTGACATAGCGAGTTTTACGGTGGACAAAGGAACGGCTATTATTACACGAAAGCCCGGTGCCATGGGCTACAGTGTAACCGCTATTAATAATGCTCTCACCGTCTCGGTGGGTCTTAAATCGCAGGACCTTATGCCCGGTGCTTACGATGTATCAATTACATTTAAGAACTTTAGCGTGGCACAAACAGAGGTTACATCTCTCCCGATGGGGGTGGTGAACGGTCTGTCACGCGCAGAAATCGTAATTGCAGTGGACCACGGGAACGGTAAAATTAGGGTGTACGGTTTGGGCGCTCCGTTGGTTTGTACTGAACTTGTGGGGGATTCTACGGCAAGCGAGTATTTTACATTCACTTATGGCGTCGAGGATTGGCAAGTAGGTACGACTATTCACAGGATGGAACCGGCAGCTTATGACGCGTTATCCACACCAACACCAACACCAACACCAGCACCAGCACCAGGATCATAATAAATCAAAAAGAAAATGGCAAAAGAAAAAACAAATACTACGGGGCAGGGTGAAAGCGCTGCACCCGTTGTTGTTGAACCGAAGGTTGCAACATTACAAGAGAAGTTGGATACGTATTACACAATGACCGGGCTAAAACTTGACCCTAATTGCCACGTGGATATGGAATATTTATCTTTGTGGTATGAAACGAAGTATCTGACAAAGGTGGTTTACAGATGGGCAATGAAGCCCGAGGCGCGTATCGTGCATTACGTCGATGGTGTCGTTTACAAGCCCGCAAACATGACGGACGAAATAGCCGAACGACTTATGAAGGAGAACCCGGCTTACGCCGATTGCTTCGTAGAAATCAATAAAGAGGAGGTTTAAATATGATAGGTTACAGACGTTTCGCGCTTGTTGTCGAAAAGGCGCTTAAGTTGTCCGCTAACACGGGCGATAAGATTATTAACTACGGTGACGGCAACTTATATCCGCAGGAAATAGCCGAGCTAATATACGCTTCAAAGACAGCCACAGCCGCAGTTGAGAAAATGACCGAAAACATTATTTGCGAAGGGTTCAAAAACAAGGATTTCGCGGCGATAACAAACGGGAACGGCTGTAACATGGACGACGTTTTAGAGGCTACGGCAAACGATGTTGCACGTTTTAGGGGCTGGGCTTGGATAATACAGTATGGATTGACACCCGAAGGCTACAAGCCCCGAAACGTGTACAACGTTCCGTTTGAATATGTCCGTGCCGAGATGAACGACAACTATTTGAAAGACCCCACCATAAAGAGATGGCGCGTTTTCAATAACTGGGATAGACAGAACGTCAAAGCAACAAGCAGTGCGCAGAACTCCACAGTATATCATACCTTTGACCCGGAAAATTTCGCATCAGAGGTTGAGGAGTGCGGCGGTATTGAAAACCATAAGGGGCAGCTATTATACGTGAACCTGGGAACAACCCGACCGTACCCCCTTAGCACGTTCCATTCGGTACGAAACGAGATGGGTGCGGAGGACAAGAACGGTAAATACGTTAACCGTACTTTGGGCAGGGGTTTCCACATGTGTAGCATCGTGTCGCACGGTGATTTCGAGTCCGAGCAGGCACAACAAGAATTCCGCGATACGTTAGCCGAGATGATGGGTAGCGAGAACGCTGGCTCCGTGCTTACCGTAAGGGACGAGAACGTAGCCACGGACAAACCGTTTATCAAGGTAGACCAGTTAGGCAGTCCTATAGATAGGGAGCTTTACAAGGCTTATGTGGAACCCCTTAGAAAGGATATTGCGATAGCGGCTTATAACATCCCGTTACCCCTTATTGACAGTTCGCTGATGACCTACTCAAACGCCTCGGGCGAGGTCATAAAGGAACTGCAAAAGGTCTATCGCAATAGCTTGCAGAAGATACGTCAACGCATTTCACGCGAGTTGTACCAAGTGTTCGGGGTTGACCCGTCAGTTACAGAAATTAATAATAAATTTGAAGAAGATGGCAAACCTAAAAGCATACCCGGTAGCACAGTTCCGCCAGCTGTTTGAAATAGCGACGGACGTTAAAGGCAACAAGATAGAAAAGGCGTTCTCGGAGGCAGACCTACTCGACATATTGCCGCAGATTGGTTGCATGTACGATGCCGTACCCGATAAATATATCTCGGACGGGTCTAACTTCGCAGGACTTGAAAAGGTTATTTGTTATTACGCGTTCGCGCGGTATTTGCAGATAGCAGACCAAAACAGTACGAGCACGGGTATGAAGATTCAGACATACGGCGGCTCGGTAGTCGTTCCAGATACAAGCAAGGTTAAGAGGTTTGAAGCCGAACGGGGCAAGGCAGACCTTTTTATAGAGCCGTTAATTTGCCAAATGAAGGCGGACGGGTTTATAAAGGCATGCACAGTATCGAACACCCGTATAGGGCTAATCAAGTGATAGAACAATTAGAGACCTATTTCCGCACGTTTTTTGCTGTGACCGTTCTTGCAGTAGTTACGGATATACGGGACCTTATATTTTTAGTGGTTATCGTTACCGCGTTGAACTGGCTGGTAGGTTATTTGGCAGACAGGGCGAAAGGAAAGCCCTATAAGCACAAAAAGACTATGCAGGCGGTTAAGGAGTTGTTTTTAACGAATGCAATTCTTTTCTTTGTAGCACTAACATGTGATATGTTGGAGCCTGGGATAGATTATCAGCTTTTAGTTAAGGCACTCACGGGTATATTCCTTATTATATACGCGCGTAACATAACAAGAAACCTTAGGGTAGTACAGCCGGGAAATGAATTCGTGAAGGTGCTAAACAGCATAGCGAATAGCAAGTATTTCCAACTTAAGAGAAAGATTAAGGACGGCGAATTTGAAACACCCTTAGAAGAAAAGGAGAAAGAAGATGGCGAACAGCAGTAAATTAGTACCGTTCATCCTACAGTGGGAAGGTGGTTTCGTTAACGACCCGGACGACCTGGGGGGTGCAACAAACAAAGGTATCACCATAGGCACATTCACCGAATACAAGAAGCGGAAGGGGCAAAAAGCCCCTACCGTCGACGACTTGAAAAACATATCTGATGCCGAATGGCACAATGTTTTTAAGTCCTTGTATTGGGATAGGTGGAAAGCCGACGAAATCAAAAACCAATCAGTAGCCAATATCTTAGTTGATTGGGTTTGGGCTTCGGGGTCGCACGGTATAAAGCGCCCACAACGTCTTTTAGGCGTGAAGGCGGACGGAATTGTAGGTAAACAGACCATTGCAGCCGTTAACGCTATGGACGCGGCTACGCTCTTTAAAATGATTAAAGACGATAGGGCAAAGTTCATCGATGAAATATGCAAGGCGAGACCCAAAAACGAGAAATACCGTAAAGGTTGGATGAACCGTATTAATGCGATACGCTATGAATAAACTGCAAAAGATAATTATAGACTTTGCGGTCCTTATGGTGCTGTTTGGTGCGGTAACCAAGATGGTAGACACCATAAGGAAGCAAAGAGCCGAAATAGGACGTTTAGAACGTAACGTTGAGGCGATGAACGATGCACAGATAGAGTACAAAACAAAGCTCGGAGATGCAGCAGTGAAGCGTAAAGCTTTAGAGATGGCGCACAAGGAGCTAAAGAAAACGAACGCAGACCTATATAAAGAGGTGGACGCGCTTAATGTCCGGGTGAAAGATGCGTTATCGGCGACCCGTACCGTTACCAAGACCGTAATAAAGGAGGTTGTGCGTACCGATACGGTAGCTGGCGAGTCGATAGCAGAATACCGGGACGCATGGAATACGATACAAGCAAGGGTTAAACGGGATAGCACGGAATTAAGCTACCAAGGTAGGGACACGATAACGGGCGTTATCACAGTTCGGAAGAAAAAGTTCTTGTTTTTCAGATGGGGGGTCAAGGCTATAGAGCACGACATGTCAAACAAAAACCCCAAAACAAAGATAGATATAGACATAGCGGTAAAGCTAAAATAATTAGGAGATGGAGGGCTGTTAACAGTTCTCCATTTTTCGTTTACATTCGTTAACCACAGCCTGCACAGTAGAAAAGTAGGTCTGTGCAGGTCTCTGTGCAGTCTAACTCCTTATATTATAATACATTATATGTAAATGCACAGTAAGCACAGTAAAAAGGGGGTAAAACATTATTCTGGAGAAAATAGCATTCACCACTATAGAACGGGCTGTAAAAACCACTATATTCTATATTAAAGTTTAGAAATTTAGGTGTGTTTCTGTGCTGTGCAGGATAAGACACTGATAAATAGCACTTTAGCTCACACACACCGTTTCTTTACACCTTTTCACTTTTGATTAAGATTTATTAGCACAAAAAGAGATACAACCTATTGTCATTTGCCGTATCTTTGTAATGTCAAAAGGAAACAAGGTTGTTCTTTACTGAAACTAAGAACATGATACCCTTAAAAGGAAAGTTTGAAAAGTGAATGGGATTCAAACACCGGGCTACCCAAAGACAAACAAAAAACTAAGAGGTTGCTTTTTACCAAAACTAAGAGCACGATACCCGAAAGGGAAAGTTTGAAAAGTGAAAGGGATTCAAACACCGAATAGTTTTTTTTAAAGAAAAGAGGTCACCAAGACATTAAACTGGAAATAACTGTGAACAAGTAAGAACGTAGATTTGTTATCACTGTATTAACGTATAAAACGAAGCAAAGTATGAAAGCAATTGATTTAATTTTCAGAGAAACGATGACCGAGGGTCAATTCGAGATGAAGAGCCACGTATTAGTATTTATAGACGAGGCAGGCAACGAGTATAGCGATACTTTTTCAGAGGTACGCCATAACGGAAGATTCGAAGCATACCAATACAACGGTATGGAATACCAGCACATGCAGGACCTTTTAGAAGCTATTTTCTTAAATAGTGTTAACAAGTGAACCAACGTATTAGCAAAAGCGTTATATTTGCATCAACAATTTAAAAAGATAAAGCTATGGAAGAACAAAAGTTTATTATCGACGAAGTGAAAAAGCATTTGCAGGCGAGAGCGAGGAAGAACAAATGCCGAGTTATTGATGCAGCGCAGGAAATGCCGACGTTTGAGGGATTTATACTCCCTTACTACGCCTCTACAATGGAAGGAGCGAAATACCCGGTAAACGTAGAAGAAATGTATATCTACTGTGACGAGTGGGAAGAGTTCTATAACGAGACAGTAGCCAAGGTCGCACAAGCCATTCTGGAAGCCTAACAAATCAAGGAAGCGTAAATTAGTTATTCACCATATAAAAAGAAAAGAAAATGAAGATTACACCGTTAACAATCGATTTTGACGTTACAAACGCACAAGAAGTAGAGTTTGTAAATGACCTAATGAACCGTCTATTTGGAAGTGCACCGCTTAAGGCTACGGCAGCGCCTACAGAAAGCCCCGTAAACAGTACAAGCGTACCGACGTTTAGTGAACCGACACAGACCGCTGCGCCCGTTCAAGAATTTAAGAAGGAAGCCACAGCGGTAGCTATTGCAGAGGAAACAATAGTAGACGCCATCGCGGAAGTGAAGAAGGAAATGAAAAAGCCCGAAAAGGTAGCAAAGCCAAAGACCGTAAAGGAAGCCCCACAAGCGACGATTGAACCCGAACCCGTACAAGCTCCCCTCGAAGAGGAGAAAGCCCCGGAGAAAGCCTCAAACGAGCCTCTAACGGCGAAGGACATGCAGGCGTTCATGATTGATATGATGAAAACCGGGAAAATCACTCGTCCACAATTAACGGATATCATGCTTGAGTTCGGCGGCGCGTCCCTTATGCGTATCAAGCCCGAGAAGTACGAGCTATTGAAACAACGTATTGAAACCTATAACGATTAAAAAGAATGAAAGTACAAGTAGACCACACAAGTAGGGCACACGCCCTACTTTCCCCGAGCAGCTCGCACCGCTGGCTTAACTGCACACCTTCCGCGCGATTGGAGGAACCGTATGAGAGCACGAGTAGCGCGGCATCAGAAGAGGGAACGGTAGCGCATGAGTTGGCAGAGTATGCGATAGAAAAGTATTTATCCGGGGAATACCTACCGTTATTGGACGAATTGCCCGTACCCGACGAAATACGTAACAACAAATACTATAGTTCAGAAATGGAACACTACATAACCGACTACGTTTGCTACGTGTGTGACATATACGAGTTGGAGGAAGGCGCTAAAATGAGTATAGAACGGAAGTTCGACCTAACAACATACGTTCCCGAGTGTTTTGGTAGCTGCGACTGCGACATAGTAGGCGAAACGGTTCTAAATATCATAGACCTAAAATACGGAAAGGGCGTACAAGTGGACGCTGATTGGAATAGCCAATTAATGATGTACGCTATCGGGGTGCTTAACTCCTTAGAACCATCGCACCGCGCAAAGATTGAAACGGTACGCATGCACATTGCACAAGTACGGTTAGGCAATTACTCGGTATTCGAGACGTCCGCACGGGACTTGACCCACTGGGCGATACACGTACTACGCCCCACCGCCGAAAAGGCATGGGCAGGACAAGGGGAAACCAAAGTAGGCAGCCATTGTAAGTTCTGCAAGTTCAAAGCGCAATGCAGGGCACAGAAAGATGCTTTAGTTAGCGAGTTCGAGGCACACGGGGACGCCAAGGCGTTAACTCTTGACGAGATAGGCGATATACTAAGCAAGTCCGATATGTTCACCGACTGGCTGGCATCGGTCAAGACTTTCGCAATGCAAGCCGCCACAAGGGGCGAAAAGGTCAAGGGGTGGAAGCTCGTAGAGGGAAGGTCAGCACGTGTAATAAACGACACGGAAACAGCTATAGAACGCCTAAAAGCTTTAGGTTTCTCAACCGAGGACATAACTAACAGCAAACTGAAAGGTATCGGAGACCTGGAACGGCTCGTAGGTAAGAAACCGCTCGCCGCTGCGCTTGACGGGCTGATAGTCAAGCCAAAAGGGATGCCAACATTAGCCCCGGAAAGCGATAAGCGCGAGGCGCTAAGCCCTACTATTGACGACTTCGAGAAATTAAATTCATAAAAGAAGTTAACGAAAGAACCAACCTATCAGATAAAGCGTTATATTTGCGTTATCAAATTAAAAACAAAACGATATGAAAAGTAACAACGGTATCCTAACAGAGAAAGAGATTCAAGAAAGAACAAAGTTTTGGAGTAAAAAGCAGTTCCGCACATGGAGCAAGAAAGAACTTGAAAGAACCTCTAAATACATGCAAAATCTTTTGGTAGCCCTAAAGGAATTCAGTATGGACGAGATTAAGGCTATTAGAAAGTTAGACCGGTATGGCTTTGATTCATACTACAAAAATGACCCGAAGTATATCGTACGGATGGCAGACCAAAGAGACTTAGATTATGCTATTTTGATAGCGCCAAAAACTTTTAAAGTTAAACAAGGTTAACAGAGTAAACAACCTATTTATTTGTTATCTTTGCACCATCAAATTAAAAACGGAACGCCCGAACCGATTAGAGGGCAAAAACAAAAATTGTAGAATATGAAAGCAATGATTAAGAACGTGAGATTGAGTTATGTTAGATTGTTTGAAGCGCAACAAGTCAACGGACAAGGAGAAGCAAGTTACAGTGTATGCTTATTGATTCCGAAGGATAGCCCGGAAGTCCCAAAGATTAAAGCAGCTATCGAAGCCGAGTTTTCAACTCTTAAGGCACGTTATCCGAAGTTGAACGGCAAAGACCCGAAGGTATGGGCTAACCCATTAAGAGATGGGGATGCTGAGAAAGACGGCGCAGAGTATCAAGGTTGCTACTTTATCAACGCAAAGCGTAAAGAGAAGCAAGGCGCGCCTATCGTAATCGACGGTAAGAAACAGTACATCACAGACCCGAATGAGGTTTATAGCGGTTCTTGGGGCAACGTAGCCGTATCTTTCTATCCTTATGAGTTTACCGGGAAATACGGTATCGGTGTAGGTTTGAACGGTGTGCAGAAGACAAGAGACGATGAAAGACTGGATGGTGGTATAAGCCTTGACGATTTTGATTTCGAAGACGACGACCTTTTCAACTAACAATTCAATTAGACAGAATAATAACCGGGCGGTGTAATGCCGCCCAAAAATAAAAAGCAAAAATGGGGAAATACGATTCGTACGTAAACGAAGAAGGTGTTAGGATTTCAAAGGTAACGGGAAAACCGTTGAAAAAGTATAATAAGGTCAACAAGGCATACTGGGCAGCTCGTGAAGGCAAAGCATTAGTAGGGGTACAGCAACCTATAGTAGAGGTAGACCCGTTGATAGAGGAGCTTAAAAGCTATTACAACGAAGAAGAATTAAGGGGTATTATCGGTTTGAAGAAAGACGCGCCGCCCGTCGAACTGGTACACATCACACCGAAGAAAAAGACATCACTCGACGAGGGAAACACTGGGTTTCTTATTGCATCAGACTGGCATGCCGACGAAGTAGTAAAGGCATCTACGGTATTGGGCAAAAACGAATATAACAAGGGTATCGCAGAAAAGCGTATCACTAATTTCTTTGCGAATGCCGCCTATATGATAAAGAAAAAGCCAGTAGATAACTTGGTTATCGGTTTGATTGGCGATATGATAGGCGGCTACATTCACCCCGAACTCGAACAGACAAATAGCATGCCCCCGATGCGCGGTGTTAACTTCGTTAAGAGCCTAATTATTTCCGGGCTTAAGTATCTGCACGACCAACTGCCGGAACTTGAAAAGATAACCGTCATCGGTATTTGCGGAAACCATTCAAGAACTACAAAAAAGATGCAGTTTAGCAACGGTTTCGAGATGAATTATGAATATTTCATGTACAAGGACATCGAACACAACCTAACACTTATGGGGCTGACAAAATTCAGTTTCATTATCCCCGAAAGTGAATTTGCTTATATCGACGTGTACGGAAAGAAAGTGTTATTCGCACACGGGCATCAATTCCGCACGGCTGGCGGTATCGGAGGCATTTACCCGTCAATGATGCGCTGGTACGCAAAGATGAACCAAACAATACAAATTGATAAAGCCTTTATCGGGCATTACCACCAAATGATATATACTAAAGAGGTTTGCGTAAACGGTTCTTTGAAGGGTTTCGACGCGTTCGCAATGGGGCACGGACTGGCATATGAGGAACCGCAACAAACATACGTTATTCTGAACGAGAAGCGAGGCTTTATTTTCTACTCGCCTATTTTTGCAGATTAAGTTAAAAAGGCTACTAATTGTTAAATAAATGCAATCAGTAGCCTTTCTTCTTGTTTATTAAAAACATTGTCGTACCTTTGCCGTTATAATGGTATTAACAGTTAAAACATTGTCGTACCTTTGCCGTTATAATGGTATTAACAATTAAAACAATGAGTTATGAGACATTTATTCATCGACTTTGAAACGTATTCCGAAACGGACATTAAAAGCGCTGGTAATTATAAATACTGTGAGGACATGAATTTTGAAATTCTCCTTTGCGGATACATGTGGGACACAGATACGGAGGTTTCAATTATCGACTTAACGAAGCCCGGAGGACTGGACGAGTTTAACGAGCTGTTCCTATATGTACAGAACAACGAGGACGTTGTGATAGTCGCGCACAACGCTACATTTGAGCGTATCTGTTTGCGTGAATATGGGTTTGACATAAGCCCTATGCGCTTTTTCTGTACGGCTAACATGTCATTGTATTGTGGTATGCCGGCATCATTGGAAGCGGTATCCAATATTCTGAACCTGGACGATAAGAAGAAAGGCACGGGCAAAAACCTTATCCGTTACTTTTCTATCCCTTGCAAACCCACCAAAACAAACGGAGGGCGCACACGTAATATGCCGGATCACGCCCCCGAGGACTGGAAAGAGTTCATAGATTACTTGCGATATGATGTGCTTTCTGAAAAGGAGATATTCGGTAAGTTGTCCCGGTTTGAATTCCCGGAAGAAGAGCAGCGAATTTATGCAGCTGACCAACGAATAAACGATTATGGCATATTGGCAGACCTTGATTTAGCACACGCCGCGCAAGATATGGACGAAGAATATAAGGCACGTCTTACTGAAAGAGCCGAAAAGGAATACGGGTTAAGCTCCTTAAAGTCCATGCCTCAGCTTAAGGGCTTCATTAAAGAGCGTACGGGCGTGGTTATCGATTCCCTCAATAAGAATAGCATCGAAGAGGTGGTAAAGACCGTAGCGAGCCTTAAAAACGTTACTGACGAGGATAAGCAAGCAGTGTTAGACGTTATCGACCTACGTAGGGAGATAGGCAAAACGTCGAACGCCAAGTACACCGCCATACTCGCAAGCGCCGGGAGGGGCAACCGTATCAGAGGTTTGTTCCGTTATTACGGGGCGAACCGTACCGGGCGATGGGCTGGGCGATTGGTTCAACTACAGAACCTACCGCAAAACCACATTGAAGACCTGGACGGGGCACGAGAACTGGCAAAGATGCACGATCTGGATATGATGGAAGTTATATACGACAAACCGACGCATATACTATCGCAGCTTATACGTACCGCGTTTATCGCCCCCGAAGGGTACACGTTCGCTGTAGCTGACTTCTCGGCGATTGAGGCACGTGTAATTGCCTGGGTTGCTAATGAGCAATGGCGTTTAGACTTATTTAACGACCCGAAGGCTGATATATATTGCGCTTCTGCGTCTAAAATGTTCGGTGTCCCGGTACACAAGGGCGACGACTTAAGGCAGCGCGGTAAGGTAGCGGAGCTTGCACTCGGATACGGCGGCGGCGTTAACGCCCTTACCACAATGGATATTAAAAAAGCGTTAGCAGATGAAGAAAAACCTCAAATATTGTCAAAATGGAGAGAAGCTAATAAAAAAATAGTATTTTTGTGGCGTTCGTTAGAAGACAGCGCAAAAAGATGTATCGGAACAAGGCGTGAACAAGTCTATAAAATAGACGATGTTTCAAGTATTATATTTCGATATGAGAGCGGCGCAATGACTATTGAACTACCAAGCGGTAGAAAGCTGTTCTACCCGTCTGCAAGAATGGGAAAACGTACTATCGAGGGCGTTAACGGCTCGTTTGAGGTTGAGGATATATCCTACATGGGTCAAGACCAAACCTCCGGGAAATGGGTTAAGCTAAACACATACGGAGGCAAGTTAACCGAGAACGTTGTGCAGGCGATAGCCCGTGACTTGCTGGCGAATGCGATTTTTAAGGTATTTGATTTAGGCTTTAATATCGTGTTGCATGTTCACGATGAAATAGCCGCCGAAATACCGAAGGATGGAAACGAAGAAAAGACGCTGCAAATAATGAGTGATGCCATGTGCAGCGCCCCGAGCTGGGCAAAGGGCATACCATTAAGAGCAGCAGGTTATATTACTGAATATTACAAAAAAGATTAAATCTATGGATTTACGAAAAATGACTTTTAAAATTGCTACCGCGAGCAGCGCAAAGTCTACTTCATGGAAAAACCGCTCCTTCTCATGGGACGAGTTAACCGAGAAGCTGGCAAGGGCAAAGGTTACGGATGAGACGTACCGGGAGTTCATAAGCGCGAGCAAAGCCGAGCAGGGTAACATTAAAGACGTAGGCGCATTCATGGGCGGCGAGTTATTCGGTAGCCGTAGAAACAAAAACAATGTCGGGGAACGCTCTATTTTGGCTCTCGATATTGACTACGGCGAAAAGAACTTTCCCGAGGCATTCTACTCGGTTATTAATTGCGCATGTATCATTCACGGGACGCACAAGCATAACCCGAAGGCAAATACATTTCGATACCGTGTTATCATTCCGTTGTCTGAACCAGTGGACGGGGAACAATACGAAGCCATCGCCAGAAAGGTTGCGGAATTAACGGGTATTGACTTGTACGACAGAACGACGTTTCAACCCGAGCGCTGTATGTTTTTCCCATCGGTTTCCCGGGATGTGGACTATGAGTTTATAGATTACTCGGCGTTCAACGAAAACCCTTTGGACGTGCAAAAGTATTTGGGCATGTACGACGATTGGAGCGATACAACCGAATGGGCATACCATAAGGACGAGAAGGGCGAAGCCCGGACGCTTGCTAAAGAACAACAAGACCCCACATTAAAAGAGGGTAACGTAGGTGACTTTTGCAGAGCCTACACGATTAGCGAGGTTATCGCGGAATACCTATCGGACGTTTACGAACCTACCGAGCAGGAGGATAGATGGACTTATACGGGCGGTTCCACGTCGGGCGGCATGATTACCTTCAATGATATGTTTGCTTATTCGTTCCATAACAATGATCCGATACAAGGCAACCATGTGTTTAATGCCTACGACCTTGTACGTGTGCACAAGTTCGGCAAACTGGATAAGGGCGCGGATAGAAAGAACTCCACCGAGGCTATGAACGAACTTGTAAACAAGGACCCAAAGGTGGCAGCGGCGCGTGCCCGTATGCTGGCGGTTAAGGCTGGCGAAATAATGGACGATTTCGACGACGTTATAGAAGTAGAGGAGGCAGCGGACACCGATGTGGCAATGACATACGAGGACGCTATGGCGAAACTCGAAACGGGTAAGCGCGGCGCTTACCTCCCGTCTGCAAAGAATTTAGGGTTGATAATGAAGTACGACCCGAACCTAAAGGGGCTTATTGCACGAGACCTATTTAAAGAACGCCGGGTTGTTACCCGTGTACCCATATGGCGCGCGAAGGATAGTTCTTTGGACTTCCAGGATGTGGACTACTCGGGCGTACGTAAACACATTGAAGACGTTTACGGTATATCCAACAGTGCGAAGATTGACGATGCCATAGCACTATCTGCGGAAATGAATTCTTTCCACCCAGTGCAGGAATACCTAACCAAATTAAAATGGGACGGTATCGAACGCGTGGATAAGGCGCTTATCCATATTATGGGAGCGGAAGATAACATATACACCCGTGAAGCATTCCGTATCATGATGGTTGGCGCGGTTAAGCGTATCTTCCAAAAGGGATGCAAGTTTGACAGCATGTTAGTGTTGCAGTCCGAGCAGGGCGCCGGAAAAAGCACATTTATCCGAAAGCTGGGTAAGCAATGGTTCTCCGATAGCCTTTCAAGCATGGACGGTAAGGGCGCGTTTGAACAATTGCAAGGTAATTGGATATTGGAGGTCGCGGAGTTGTCAGCAATGAGACGTTCAGAGGTTGAGGGGGTGAAAAACTTCATTTCCAAAACAGAGGACAGCTACAGACCAGCGTACGGACGTGTTACGAAGAACTTTCCCCGGCAGTGTATTTTCATAGGTACAACGAATAGGGACGAATTCCTAAAGGACGATACGGGCGGCAGACGCTTTTTGCCCGTGAAGGTTAAGGCGAACGCCAATACGCATCTTATCTTTGAGAAGGGATTCGACGAATATGTAGACCAGCTATGGGCGGAGGCAGTCCAAATGTATTTCCGCAAAGTAAGTACGCTACTATCTCGCGAAGCCGAGGAAATCGCCGAGAGAGGACGCGAAGAGCATTTCGAGGCAGACCCCCGTACCGCATCAGTAGAGGCGTATTTGGACATGCTTGTGCCCTCGGACTGGAGACGAATGTATGTGAATGAAAGGCGCATGTACTTTAGGGGGTACGACGCATCAAAGATAGACCCGGAAGATTTTACACTGGAAAAGATGGACTTCGTATCTATTATGCAAATAGCTACAGATGTGTTCGAGATGGAAGTAGGGCGCGTAACGACCAAGGAAAGCCGCGAGATAGCGGCTATCATGTCTAAGGTACAAGGGTGGCAACGCGCAGCGAATGGAAAAACCGTCGCAGGCATCGGACGCGTACGAGGGTTTGAACGTATTGTTAACGAGTGATAACAGAGAGGGGCGTAAAAGCCTCCAAATGTTAACTAACTGTTAACAGAATAACTAAATGAAATTTATCTCTTAAATGGTGTTAACGGAATATACAACCTATCAGTATTTGCCGTATATTTGTAATGCCAAAAGGAAACAAGGTTATTCTTTACCGAAACTAAGAATACGAGACCCGCCCCAAAAGGAAAGATTAAAAAGTGAATGGAATTTAATCACCGGGTTTTCTTAAGACAAACAGAAAAAACTAAGAGGTTGCTTTTTACCAAAACTAAGAGCACGATACCCGAAAGGGAAAGTTTGAGAAGTGAAAGGGATTCAAACACCAAATAGTTTTTTAAATAAAAAGGCAATAACGGTGAACCATTTCAAAGCTTCCGTTGTTCTTATAGTATAACAATTTAAAAAACAAAAGATTATGAAAAAGTTAGTAGTATTAGCAGTGTTAATTCTTACAAGTGTATCAATGTTTAGCCAAATTACGTCTCAGGGTAAACCCGATGTACTGAAATCATTCCGTATGGGCGTTTGCAAATTGGTTAATACTAATGGGTCAATAACCATTGAGGCGGTAACGCGCGAGACCGAAAGGTATATTATGAAAGTCCATTTAGGTACACCCGAGGAAGCGGCGGTAACGCTTGCAAGCCTTGCAGAATACAAACCCCGAAAGGGCGAGACGGTGAACCTAAACAACCCGAGCAACAACGAGGCGTATTTCCAAAAGCTTAATGGTACCTGGGTTATCACGGAGAAGTTAACGGAGGTTTTCAGCATAGCCGTAAGCCGCGGAGAGCTTAAAAAGATGGTTGAGGCGCTGAACAATTAAAGAAGTGTTTTTGTTATTACAGCATATGCAATTTTAAAAAGAAAAATTATGAAAAGTGGAAATTTTATCAGACTGGAATTCGTAGTTAAAGGTGAATTACAAGTGGAGTTTATCAACGTTGAACATGTATCGCGCATTATGCACGTGGAAGGCAAACCGTTTATTGGTATGCTGGGACAGACCTACACGCGCCAACTTACAGAAACGAGCATGAAGGACCTAATGGAGTACATTAACGTAGAAAGCAATTAAAATGGTTACTATCTTAAAAGTTATCGCAGTAAACGCAGGGGAACGTACCTCTTATTACCCGACCCCCGGAGATGGGGTGTTTACAACCGTGGAGGCGGCACGGGAGTTTTATAAAAATGAGTTCAAAACAAATAAAATAATATTGTGTTATGCCAGCAAGTGAAAACGTACGGAGTTACAATGTGGGAAAGTCCGATTATGCAAAGCATGCTATCCAGCCGTGGGATATTTGGAAAGAATATAATCTTAACCCCTGGGACGCGGACATAGTAAAGCGCGTATTGCGTACCAAAGAGGGCGAGGATAGAAAACTGGACTATGAAAAGATTATCCATGTATGCCAGGAACGCATCAGACAGTTAGAAACCGAGAGGGCTGATGCCATAGAGGAGAACGACGAACCCGATTATAAAACAGTTATGTGCCCGTCGGAAAAGGACAAGCCCAAACTATTATACCAGGACGGCATTACGTTTAAAAACGTCTATGAAGTGTACGGAGTGTTTCAGTCGCTTGGTAGACCGTACGCGTACCTCGGTTATAACCGCAACCACGTTTATTTAGACCTTGGTATGTCGGACGCGTGGAGCTATTTTACTTACGACTGGCTGCCTAAACGTGCCTTTGGTCTATCCGGAATCATGCTAGATGGAGGAGGCCACGCGGTATCTATGGAGATAGGCAACTACGGTTTATCGTACGACATACACAACTATATAATAGCCTACGGTAATTTATACCGTTATGTGGATGCCACCCCCGAGGGGCACGTGTATATGAGGTTTGAGGATGGCGGTTTGTTCACAAAGGTAGTAACAGAGCATAAGATTTTTAATGAAGCAGTACAGCATGTCAAAGGAAATAATAAGTGAAAAAGATTTAGAGCGTACATTCGCCGAGAAGCTTAACCAAACAAAAAAGGTGTGGGTAATAAAACTATTATCCACCTTTATAAAAGGTTTGCCGGATAGAATGATACTTTGCCAGGGAGGGCATGTAGGCTTTGCCGAGATAAAGACCACGGGTAAGAAACCAACCAAGATACAATTACTAATACATAGCAAGTTAGAGGCTTTAGGCTTCAAAGTATTTGTTATCGACGATTTGGAAAGCCGGGACGCCGCGATAAGTTTCTTCTTAAGTAAGGTTAAGGAAATAACCAACATACCGGGAAAAGGGTTATCTTTGTAGCAGCAAATTAAAAAACATAATTAAGTATGATTTATTTAGGAGGAAAGACAAGAATAGCAAAAGAAATTTTGCCCTTAATCTTGGCAGATAGAAAAGAAGGGCAATATTTTGTAGAGCCGTTTTGTGGTGGGTGTAACGTGACTGCCAACGTACCAGGAAACAGGATAGCAAACGACAGCAACGAGTATTTGATAGCCATGTTTGAAGGCTTGGTGTCCGGGAAGAAATACCCCGAGCAAATAGATTCCGAACTGTACAACGACGTTAAGAGCTGTTTCCGGGCTGGGTCTGACAAATACGACCCCGATTTCATGGGCTGGGTGGGGTTTGTGGCCTCTTACAGGGGGACATTTTTTAGGGGCTACTCGGGGTCAATCGTGACTGCCAAAGGCGAGCGCCGTGATTTCATTTCCACGGCTGTGCGGAGCATAGCAAAGCAGATACCCAAATTGCAGGGGGTAGAGTTTCGCTCCGGGGACTATAAGAACCTACGGATACCAGGGGAGTCTATAATATACTGCGACCCTCCGTATATGAATACAGCAGCATATAGGCGCAGCCTAAGCCACGATGAGTTTTGGCAATGGTGCCGGGAGCGTGTTTACGATGGTCATAAGGTCTATATCTCCGAATACCAAGCCCCGGAAGACTTTGTAAAGATTTGGGAGAAGCCATTACAAAATAACATGAGTTCCGATAAAAGAAAAGCTACCGAGAAATTATTTATTTATAAAGGACAATTTTAAAACAGAAATCATGAAAAAGAGAAGTTTAAGAGAAGAAATCGAATACCGTTTAGGTATGTACTTTGGTATAAAGTCGGGCATGCTGTATGTGCGTGATGATAAGTTCGGTAGCACCGAGGAAATTCTGGACCAGTTGCAACGCGATATTACCCGTGACGTTAATTTCCTCTCGCGTAAAACACTGGGGTACGTATCGGATGAGCAGGATTTCAAAAGCATTTGCGTATTCTATAAAACAAAATTAATGAAGTAATAAAGCTATGGTGAACTATATAGATTTAAAGTTAAAGTGTATCGCAGGACACACCGAAATAGTAATCAACGGTCAGCGCATCAAGTGCGATGCCGATTACGACAGAGTAATAGGACACGTAACGCCGGCAGCTCTCCATGAGTTCAATGCCCAGTTAGCAATGATAAAAGCAATGTTATGTTAGAAAGAAAGCAATTACATGAATACCAAGTAAAGGGAGTGCAGCACATCATAGACAACGAGTTTTGCGCGTTGTTCCTTGATATGGGCCTCGGGAAAACAGTAACTACCCTAACCGCCATCAAAGACCTTTTGGACAATTGCATAATATCTAATTGCCTGGTAATCGCCCCGAAGAAGGTAACACAGGTTACATGGAGCGACGAGATTAAAGCCTGGGAGCACCTTAAGGACTTGACGATATCAGTCATAGACGGCACGGTTAAACAGCGCCGGGAAGCCTATGGGAAGCAGGCGGACATATACGCAATTAGCCGTGATAACATTGCATGGTTGGTAATGGAGTACGGGGGTATAAAGCTACCCTATGATATGGTTGTTATCGATGAGCTTAGCAGTTTTAAGAATTACGCGTCAAAGCGTTTTAAAGCCCTTAGAAAGGTGCGGAAGTTTATCCCCCGAGTAGTAGGCTTGACGGGTACACCGTCGCCAAACGGGCTTATAGACCTATTCGCGCAAATGTATTTGATAGACCAAGGGGAGAGGCTCGGTAAATCAATCACAGCATACAGGGATAGGTTTTTCAGACCCGATAAGAGGAACGGCGATATAGTGTACAGTTATGCACTGAAAAGTCCGCAGGAGGAAACAGAGAAGCTAATAAGCGACCTAATAAGTGATATTACCATTTCAATGACCGCCGAGGACTATTTGAAGATGCCCGACCACATTAACATATACGACCGCGTGGAGTTGCCCCCTAAAGTGCTGGCACAATATAAGGAGTTTGAGAAGGAGCAAGTATTGGAACTTATCAACTCGGACGAGCCTATAAGTGCGGCAAGTGCAGCAGCCCTGTCGAACAAGCTACAGCAATTCGCTAACGGCGCGATATATGATGCCGACGGAAAGGTAATAGAACTGCACGACGAGAAGTTGGAAAAACTCGAGGAGCTTGTAGAGGCGGCTAACGGCTCGCCCGTATTGGTTGCCTACTCTTACAAGCACGACCTTGAACGTATAATGCGGAAGCTGAAGGCATACAAGCCCGTCAAACTGGAAAAGCCCGAGCAGATAGCAGACTGGAACGCCGGGAAGATTAAAGTGATGGTAACCCACCCGGCGAGCGCAGGACACGGGCTTAACCTACAAAAAGGTGGGCATACGCTTATATGGTTCGGTAATACATGGAGCTTGGAACTGTACATGCAGTTCAACGCCCGGTTGTATCGTCAAGGGCAAGCGTACCCCGTAACCATACACCACGTCTTAACCACTGGAACGGTAGACGAGAAGATAATAAAAGCCCTGGAAGGCAAGAAACAGACGCAGGACGGGCTTATGCAGAGTATCAAGGAACTTATGGAATTCTACAGTAAGAAATGAAAAAGCTAATAACAATTATCGCAGTCCTACTATTATTGGTAGGCTGCGCCGTAGTACAGAACGCAGCATACAACGTAATTCCAAGCTACAGCAATTAGGGTACGGGCTATCACTGAAAGATAGCTTAATACTTAAATTATGTTAACGAAAGAACCAACATAACGGGAAAAGTGTTATATTTGTATCAACGATTTAAAAACAAAGATTATGGAAAAGTATTCAAAATCAGTTAGAGAGATGTACTCGCAGTTTAAAAAGAGAGAAGCCCACCCGCTGGAAAAGTACATAGGGCGGTTAGTTAACTACCATGGCGAAAAAATGGAGGTAGTAGGCTATGGATACAATGAATGTGCAGGCGAGGACTTGCTGATAGTAGATGCCTCGCAAAGCGGAGGCTGGTCTGCACTGGGACCTTCCGACGTGGTATTCAAAGAGTGCGAGTATTATTGGTATGTTAGTGTTAGTGACTTAACATATTAGCAATATGATTAGAAACAGAAATTTAAAAACAATAAGGAAATGACAAATAAAGAATTCGCGTTTAACTACGCAGGCAAAGAGTTCATGTACTACGGAAATAGGGTTATCTTAGTGGGTTTCAATAGTAAACGCCCCGGGACGGTAATCGTGTCCCCCTTAGAGGAAAAAGCCATAAAACCTTTTTGTTGGGAAGGGGAATACCTTGATAGGTGGGATGTGATAATGTATAAGACCGATATAGGGGTTTACCAATATGTAAACCTAAATGAGATCGTCCCCATAACCAATGAGAAGCCCCAAACCGTGGTTAAGCCAATGGCACCGGGCGGGGGTATTGCTTATTACGAGGGGCAGCAGGGCATGAACTATTCTGTGATTAACGGTTCTGTGTCCGCGGTGTATAAAAGGCAAGGGAGCGCCTTAAAACTTGTCTCCCGGGGTGAGGGTATTAACGATGTAACAGAAAAGGTATGATGGAAAAAACAACGATGGTTTTAATGTTCGTAATGCTAGTAGGCATTTACTTTTTAGGGTGTGCGGCGGTAGTGATATACATAGCAAAAAATATAGTAAGATGGCTGAAACATTAATTAGAATAGCCGCGGGATTCGCGGTAGTGTTTTTCACAGTGGGTATTGTAGCCGTGCTTTGGCAGGTGGCAAAGTATATGGCATCCCGGGGAATGGCGGAGGACGAAAAATATGAGAGTTAAATTCATGGACCTGGCGGTATGCCTCAACTGCCATGTATTCATTATATGGGAGTTCATACGAAGGTACGGTTATACAGCCGGGGTAACAAAGGACAAGTACGGGCAGGGTTATGTGGAAGCCGCGCTTTGTAACGGGTGGGTTAATAAGCTGGCAAAGTATGTAGACGCCCAGGACTTCACATATAAACAGCCTATCAATAAAAGGCGGTATCTTATCAGGGACGAGACACGTCTCGCAGAGGAGAAAAGAAACGAGCAGGACATACCAAGAACCTACGGAATTGACCCGGACGGAAGGATAAAAAGGATGTCGAAGTTCAAGGATGGCACGGTGCAAACGTGGTATTGGCATCGGTCTTCGCTCGGGTGGAAATTGACATAATGAAAGCGGTTTACCTATAGGAGTTAGCAGTATGATAGTGCCCTCTACGAAAGCCTATGGGCAAACCAAATGATAGCGATTAGCCCAAATCTGATTACAAAATGTCAGATTTGGGCTTTTGTTTATATTCAGAAAAAAGGGGCTCTAAAATTAACGTATTTTATGCACAGCTGCACAGTAAAAAATCGCTACTGTGCAGGTCTCTGTGCAGTCTAACTCCTTATATTATAATATATTACATGTATATACACAGATACACAGTAAAAAGGGGGGTAAAACATTATTTTGGAATATAGTATATATTTGAGGGGTATAAAATATACTATATTTCATATTAAAGTTTAGAAAAAAAAGTGCGTGTCTGTGCAGGTGCTTGTAACGTTCAGTGTGATAGGTAGTTACCGTGCACACGTACGAAATAGTGTAAAGATAAATTATTTGTAAACTTTATTTGTAGAAAATGCCTAACTGCCCATCGGTTGGTCTGGTGCGATTTGTTGCCTACCTTTGTGTCGTGATTGAAAAGAACCAAAGCAGATAATACGAACTGCGAGGTATTGTCCGTGAAGTCCGAGCCGTCCTAATACTGGGATAGTCCGAATACTACTCGCGTATCCCTTTAAGAGACCGCGAGCGCACATGCGCGATACCTCATTAATACCAACTAACTAACAACTATGGCAGGAAGAGCAAAGAAGGAAGCCGCCCCGGATACAAAGGCGGCGATTACCAAGGGGCAAGCGACGGGCAAAGCCCCCACCCCTAAAACAGATTTGGAGAAGTGCAAAGAACTCTATGAGGTCGTGCAGACGCGCGGTTGTAAAGGCGCTACGTTGTCGACCGTCGAGGAGTGCGTGGATTACGTAGCCGAGTACATGAACTTCTGCGCGCGAAACCCGTTCATCACGTATGAAGTCCTAAAGGGTGGGAACGCAGCCGGGCAAAAGGTACCTATAGAGAAGAAACGCGCACCATCGCTTGGTGGCTTCTGCCTTTTTATCGGGTGGACTTTGCAAGCGTTCAAGAAGAACGGCGCACGGCTTGAAAAGCTGGCAGAGGATGGGAGCGAAGACGCGGCTAACCTATTGACCGGGTACGCCCTTATCGCCGAACTCATTGCAACCGATATGGACGAGAGCGCGCTCGCTGGTACGGTAGACGCTAACTACATGGCGAAGCTACGAGGGTTGCGAGACCTTAAGGACGTTACAAGCAACGGCAAGGAAGCAGGCACAAAGGCAATGCAGGTTAACGTACTATCCGAGGACGCAGTGAAGAACCTACAGAAGTTAGGAGGCATCTAAAGCATGAACGTTACAGTTACTTTTGAAAAGATACTGGCGGCTTTCGTAGACCCGAAGATACGCGGGGTAGCCTCTAAAGGCGGCACGCGTAGCGGTAAGACCTGGGCAACCTTACAGATGCTCCATATCCTGGCGCTTAATAACCCCCGACCGCTTGTTATCTCGTGCGTGGCGGCTACGTTCCCCATGGTTAAGCGCGGTATGCTCCGTGACTTTAAAGCCATGGTGGCAGCCGAGGGGTATTGGGACGAGAACAAATTCAATAAAACGGAAAGCACCTATGAATACCCGAACGGCACGATAATAGAGTTCTTCTCGTGCGATAATGCCGGGAAGGTGCACGGTCCGGCACGTGATATCCTTTTCGTGAACGAGGCGCAAGGCATACCGCGTGAAATCTTTAGGCAGCTTGATATCCGTACCCGTAAAAAGGTTATCATCGACTACAACCCGGTACGCAAGTTTTGGGGCGAGACCGAGTTCGTAGGTGACAGATACGTAACCATCCACTCAACGTACAAGGATAACCCGTACTTGACCCACGAGCAGGTGGCAGCCATCGAGAAGAACAAGGGCGATGCTAATTGGTGGCGCGTGTATGGCGAGGGCTTGACGGGCGGTGTGGAGGGTAACGTTTACCCCGAATACGAGGTTATCGACGATATGCCGGAAACCTTCACGGGTAGGTGCCTGGGGCTTGACTTTGGTTTCGTCAATGACCCCACCGCGATAGTCGATATACGCATGGAGGGCTGGGACTTATACGTAGACTTGCTTTGCTATGAGCAGGGTCTACTGAATAGCCACATAGCGGACTACTTGAACGCCAACGCGCTTAACCGCGTGATAACGGTGTGTGACAGTGCGGAGCAAAAGAGTATCGTGGAGCTACAGCAAAAGCGTATCAAAGCAATACCGTGTGTTAAGGGGCGAGGCTCTGTGGCGGCTGGTATCGCACAGGTGAAGCAGTTCAAGTTGCACGTAACAAAGCGTTCCGTTAAGCTACTTGACGAGCTGGATAACTACAAATGGATTAAGGACGAAGTATCGGACACATACACCAACGAGGCTATAGACGCGTGGAACCACGCACTCGACGCGCTCCGTTACGGTGTGGACTTCTTGATACGTAAATACAGACCCAAATAATGAAAAAGTTTATATTGAAGTGGATATATCGCATAACAGCGATTAACAACCGAAAGGTTTTATTACGTGTTGCTAACCTACCGGCAAACGGAACCGTCCGAATAACCAAGGACGAGGAGAAGTTGCTAAAGGATATGATTAAATACTGTCGACCTTCACAAGTCGCTACGCGCAATGGGAAAGCCGTGTACAGACTTCGGGACATCGAGGGTATAACTCTATGGTCTATGCTTGAAACGCGCCGTGCAGAGGACGCAAACGGGCGTATCAAGGCGTGGACCGATGACAACTATGAAGCCGAGACGATTCTCGATGCCGCGAAGCTTGATAAGTTCATCGTGTCGCAAATGGAAATCGCGGACGGTCTCGAACAAATCATGTTTCAGAATATGAAGCCGGGCGGCGAAAGCGCGTTGACGGGCAATGAGAACATTAAGCAGGCGAAGAACCTTCTCGGACTTGTGCAGATTACCGCCGAGCTTTTCCACTGTAGCTTTGAGGACGCAAAGCAAATCAACTACACGGACGCTATGCTTGCCATCGCCAAACGTAACGACGAGATAGAGAAGGAAAAGCGCGAAATGAAGAAACAACAAATGACAAATAGGTAGTTATGACTTTTGAAACAATAATTAACACAGCGAACGCCCGTGCTACAGCACTGGGCAAAACGCTGATATTCGGAGATACCGCAGTACAGAATGTAGCGGCTAACGAATTGAGTGAGGACTTTTTTACGCTTGACGTAACGGCTGGAAGCTATACGGACACGAACGTACCGGGGTCAAGCGCCTACACGGTAGTCATTCGCTGTATGGGTACATCGGCTTATATGCGGGACGATGCAGTAGAGATTGCAACTTTGATACGCACAGACCTGCTTTTGCATGAGATGCTGAAAAGCTTCATATGCGGCTACGAGATCGGCTCGCTACGTATCGCCAAAGTGCAGAACCAGTACGATACCATCAAGTCGGGGTGGGAGGCAACGTTCGATGCGTACAAGTATGGGGCGTGAACTTGATACAGTTTGTTTTCTGATGGTTTACTTCGTACTTTTGTGCACTATTTAAAAACAAAAGAGCATGAAAATCATCAGAAACAACTTTATCCCGGTTAAGGGCTTCAAAGCTATTAACCTATTCGGCATTCTCTTCGTACGTGGTAACGCGGTAATTAGCGAGAAGACGTTAAGACATGAACACATCCACACGATGCAAATGCGCGAAATGCTGTACGTGCCATTTTACTTGTGGTATGGTATTGAGTACGTTATTCGCTTTTTCGGCTGGAGCTTCGAGAAGAAGCCGTGCGACCCGAACGATAAGCCCTATGACCGCATGAGCTTTGAGAGGGAAGCCTACGGCAACGAGCACGACGTAGACTACCCAAAGACAAGGAAACATTTTAGCTGGTTTAAGTATATTTAACTATGAACAAAGAAGTTACCCAATTAGTTAGGCAGATACGCGACGAGATAGTAGCTAACTACTATCGCATGAAGCTTAACGCTTCGGGTCGCTTCGATAGAGAAACTGAAGTGGTAGAGTATGCGGGCGGCGTGAAGATTGAAAGCCCGGCATATATCTACCAGATGGAGGACGGACGGGCGGCTGGTAGCTTCCCACCCGTTTCCGCTATCAAGCAGTGGATTAAAGACAAGAACGCGAACGCCGGAACGGACATACCCGAGGAAGCCGCATACGCGATAGCATACGTTATCAAACGAGACGGTATTAAGGTTCCTAACCAATACAACGAGGGCGGAGTAGCAAGCACAATACTAACCCCCGAGATGGTGCAGCGTATCACAGTAGAGGTGTCCCGTATAGTAAGGGCAGAAATATTAACCATTTTAACTAAAAAGCAATGATTATAAGAAATCTATTAACCAACGCCGCAGCCGGGGAAACTGGCACACTGACCCTCAGCGGCATAGGCGCGGGTATTTACCGCCCTATACGACTGGAGCAGGTTGGCGCGGTTACCAGTGCATCCCTTATCTTTTCACGTAATGGTGCTACAAAGGCAACGGTTACCGTTACCCCGTACGAGGGCGCGATATTGGATATGTCAATGCTGGCAGCAGCCACGCCGAGCATAACGGAGAGCATTAACGGAGGTCTCGGGTTCACCGACTTCGTAGACTACGTATCGATGCAATACATGGAGGACAAGTTAAAGTCTATCGCGATACGAATAATTCACGTCCCGGTAGCAGACATTCGGTTTGCTGACTATCCAAGCACGCGCAACCTATCGGACTACGGCAACGGACTGTTTAACCAGTTGGACTTTACTTGCTCGTCGTTCCTTAACAGCCCGTTAACGGGTAAGCCGTTTAACTTTGCTTTGAGATACGGGCAGCTCACGGCAAACTCGGACGGTAGGCTACGGTACAGAGAAGGAGGCACAGGAAACTCGCTTATCTGGGCGAATACGTCATTTTCCGCGGACCGGAATATACCGATGCTTGAGTTTAGAACCGCAAACAATGCCAAAACATGGGGCTACGCACGTTTTGAACGTAAATACCCGTATTGCCCCGACCCTAACAAACGCGTAACGCTTCGATGGCTTAACAGCAAAGGCGCTTATGATACAATGTATTTTGACCAATACCGCATTGTGCCTACTTACTTGGTTAACTTCTCGGGCGGCAACCGTGTGTTGTCCTACGACGTTACGATAAACGTAGTAGTAACGGACGATAACCAAAACGCGCTGTACTGGCTTTCACGTTCGGGCGAGGTTGCCGGGGTATTCCCTTTGGCTACAAACCAGTGGGCACGCGTTACGATACAAAACCCGAACGCATTGAACATACAAGGCGGTACGCTCGGAAGGGCGGTTAACTTTAAATGCAAATTTGAAATAGTAGAACCTTAGAAAATGGAAGTACAAATAAGAATAAACGGTGTGTTGTTGGACGGTGTAGCGCCCGGTGCGGTAAAACTCACCATCAACAACCCCGACCCAATTAAATTCTCCGAACGGACGGTTAGTTATTCGGGGTCTATTACCGTGCCCCGTTCACAAGTTAATGACCGGGTGCTAAGGTCCGAGCGCTTCCCTGGCTACTTCACGCGTACAGCGCCATATGTTGCCGAACTTTCGTTTTCTGGGCTTGACGTTCCGTTTGGTGGCGGCTTGTTCCGCGCCCGTGTATCAGCAGACCCGGACAGCTATACGATTGAACTCATTGAAACCGTATCGAAGCTTTCGACCCTCCGCGCCCCGGTAGTTAATATACCTACCTTTGAAACGCCAGCGTACCAGTTTTCAACGTACGTGGATAGCCTTAACTACGCGTACCCGACCCCGGTAATTATGCCTAATCTATATGCGTCGAACGGCACAACCACCATAGAACTGGCGTACGTGGCAGACCGGGAAATGAAAACAGCAGGTGATTACAAGGACGCGGAAAGCCAGTTGGTCTTTAAGGGTGCACATGACGGGCTTAGGGGTTCGGTGTACGCTGCCAATTACATGATAGCGGAGAATAACGACGTAGCAACATGTTTCATGTATATGATGGGTTCTACGTTTAACCTTGAATTCACTTCCGATTCGTTCATTATCCTACCGCCTACCGCCCCCGCAACCGTTTACCTACGAAGTAACGGCGGTACGTTCGCTTTGCCTTTTGCGCGCGGGACGGTACGCCCGGATGGTAATTACCCGTACTACCCGGTAAGCCCCGGTTCGAAGTCATGTATAATAACACCGAGACCAGCACGAGACTTGAATTTCGGGTTTACAACCTCTTCGAGTTCTATGGTTTATTCGGGTACGCCTATTACTTCCGTACCTACTACCGAATCGTATTATATATCGTTCCGTATCAAGGCGGTTGGGTCCCCAACGTATGCGTGGCACTTAGTGCCAACGATGGGGCTGAATACCCCGTTCGATATTGTGCAGGCGTTTTGCAAGGCGTTTTGCTGGACTTACGAATTCCAGTCCTCACCGTTTTTGCTAATGCTAAAGCCATTCATAAACCCGTCCACGTCTTCGACGTATCGGCAAAACTGGAGCGGCAAAATAGACACGAGTACGGTTAAGGTGTCAGAGGCAGCAGGGGCAGCACGAACATACACGGTGAAGGTAGGCGAATTAACGCAAACCGTGGGTGGCTATGGCGGTGCAATATCCACACAGGAGACAGCAGGAGAAAGTAACTTCCCCGTAAACCCGGGCGCGACTCGCCCCTACGCCACTATGATAAGGTATAGCGGTGCGAGCTTGGTACCAGATAACTATTTCAACCGTGCGAGCGGTTACCGTGCTACGATAGCAGGGCATTATGACCGTTTTTCCCCTGGGTGGCAGGTGACGGCTAAAATGAACCTATCATATTTTGATATACAGAAAATGAAGCCCGACGCGCTTTATTTCGTAGGTGAGCTTAACCACTGGTTCTACCTTAGGACATTAAGCAATTGGGACGCGTCAACGGGCACGGCTAACGTTACATTAATAGCCGTTAACAATTAATAATTTGGATTATGGCAACAGAAAAAGTTACTCTACTCGACCTCTCATTTGATACGTCTTCCGCCCTTGATGGGCTGGACGCCCTCATAGCAAAGTCCGTCGAACTGGCAGACAAAAAGAGCCAGCTAATGGCAGCGCTTAAGGACGAGAAGAAGCAGTTGGACGAGGCAGGAAAGGCGTACAAGACCGGGACGCTCAGCCAAGACGAGTATAAAAAGGCGGTAGGTGATGCGGCGAAAGCGCAAATCGAACTGAAAAAGCAGTTGTTGGACGTCAACGCCTCTATCTCCGATAACAACCGCGAGATAAAGACGAACACGACGCTCCTAAACAGCCAGGAGGATAGCGTAGACGCGCTTCGGGCACAGTTGGCGAAGAACACCAAGGAGCTGAACGCAATGAGTGCAGCGACGCGCAACAACACGGACGAGGGGCAGAAGCTTGTCACCGAGACAAAGGAGATAAGCGACCGCCTTAAGGACATGGAAAAGGCTGTAGGCGATAACCGTAGGAACGTAGGTAACTATGCGGAAAGCATCCAGGAAGCCATGAGCAGCACTCAAGGGCTTTCCGGGGCAACGGCGGCTATGGCTACGTCTCTATCGGGCGGTGTGAACGTCCTAAAGGTGTTTAACGCTACGTTGAAAGCTAACCCGATACTCGCTATTGTGTCGGTTATACTGGTTCTCATATCCACGGTTGAAAAGCTGATGAAACGTAACAGTGAGATGGCGGCAAACCTAAAGGCGGCATTCGCTCCGTTTGAGGTTATCTTCTCTCGAATACTCGACGGCGTAACCAAGCTTCTCGGGGGTGTGGCAAAGGCTTTCGAGTGGGTAACGGAGAAGGTTGTCAACTTGCTTTCGTCTATCGGTCTTATTACCGAGGAGACAACTAAGGCAGCGAACGCAGCCAAAGCGATCACCAAGCAGGAGCTGGCGATATATGAGGCGGAAACGAATAACCTCGTAACGTTGTCGGCGATGCGTAGGGAACTGGAAGCGCAACGAACCATTGTAGGAGACCAGCTAAAGACCGTGGAGGAACGAAACGCAGCAGCCCAAAAGGCTATCGCGATTTCCAAGCAGATGGAGAAAGCCGAGATAGACGTACTACAGCAGAAGTACAACCAAATCAAGGCGCAAAACGAGTTGGGTTACACCAGCAAGGAAGACCGACGCGCAGAAATGCAAGCACTGGCAGACCTACAGGCGCGCCAAGCCGATTACATAGGGCAACGAAAGGAGCTGGAGAACCAAGCGAGCGGTATCATAAAGACGCAGATAGCAGCTAATGAGGCAGCCTACAAGGCAGCTGAGGCAGCAAAGGCACAAGCCGCAGTAGAGGCAGCGCAAAAAGCGGAAAACCAAAAACGCGCATTACAGGCTGAGACAATAAAGCAGATGGAAACAGCGTTAACGGCTCTTAACCTCTCGATGCGAGCTAAAGAATTGGAAAACAACACCACCGGAACGAAGATAGAAAACGAAAAGTCATACGTAGCGGAAAGTTTAAAGCTTGAAAAGTACAGATTAGAGCAGGGTCTCATCACGCAGCAAGAATACGCCAACAAGGAAGCCGAATTTAACCTCGGCATACAGCAATTGGAGAAGCAACGTAAAGAAGAGCAGGACGCACTGATGAAGGAACGCGAAGCGATGGACGCGGCGAACCTGCACAAACTTAAGATGGCAGAAATAACAAACGAGTACGACCTACGGCAAGCACAGCTTGATGCACAATACGCGCAGGAAATCGCGGCAGCGGAAAAGATAGGCGCCGACACCGCGTTGATACAAGCCAGATACGAGAAGGCTAAAGAGGATAACACGAAGGCACGCGTTAACGCTGAATTGACTATGACCGCGGGACTGGCAGGTCAAATGTCTACTTTGCTGGGTGAGGAGAGTGCTATCGGCAAAGCGTTTGGCGTGGTTCAAGCAACCATCAATACGTATATTGGAGCAACTAAAGCGTTGGCACAAGGTGGTATACTCGGTATCGCACAAGCCGCGATAGTTATCGCTTTCGGTATGAAACAAGTTGCGAGCATCGCCAAACAGAAAGAACCCGAAACAAAGGTAAGCAGCGTTAAGAAGTACGCAAAGGGCGGTCAGATATACGGGCGTTCCCATGCACAAGGTGGTGTAACATTCCGGGGCGATAACGGGCAGGTGTTCGAGGCAGAAGGAGGCGAAAACGTCTATATCATGAAGAAATCAGCCAGTGCAGAGATTAACGCACTGTCTGCACTCAACGAGGCTCACGGGGGTAACTCTTTCGGTACATCCGGGCTTTACAAGTTTGCTGATGGCGGTATGGCTGCGAGCATTTCCGAAGCAAACCGAATGGTTAGGCAGTCCGATAACGTGCGCCTATCAAGCGAAAGCATTAACCAACTGGCGGGGGTTGTTATCGACGCGGTTATGAACATGCCCAACCCGGTTGTGTCGGTGCAGGACATCAACGCAGGACAAAACGACGTGGCGGTAGTCAAGGGCTTCGCAACTTTCTAATATTAATCAACTCGTGCAGAGGTGGTGTATACGACAAAAGGCGCTATCTTTGCACGTGTTACAACAAAAACGATTTTTATGCAATTTAAAAAGCTTAGAATTATTCAAGCCGGGTTAACGACCAACTTTGGGGTGTACGATGGTGTGGAATACCCCCTTTCGATTACGGACGCGGCAGTTAAAAGCGTTGTAGCGCTCGGAAACCTTAAGCCCGTCCATTGCAGACGTACCCACAACGGCAGCGATATGCTGGACGGGTATTTAGGCAAGTTTACGAACTTCGTTTACGAGAATGGCGCAGCCTTTGCCGATTTCGAGATATCCGAAGCACTTGAGACCGCTTACCCCAACGAGGCGAAGTTTATCGAAACCATGATAGAAAAAGAACCCGATATGCTGGGTGTTTCTGTAGTTGGTTACAATTCGGTAGAATTGAATGACGGTATTCTTGAAGTTACCGAGTTTGTGGAATTGTATTCATGTGATTTAGTGGGGCTTCCAGCCGCCACGGAAAGCCTTTTTAATAACAATAAAACAGAGAAAAAAATGAACAAATTTTTCAGCTCGTTTGCAAATCTGTTCCAAAAGACGCAGTTTGCAACGGAAACAGTAGAAACCGTGGACGGTAGTATCATTACTATCGAGGCGGCTGGTGAGGTGATGGCTATCGGTGATAAGGTCTTTGATAGCGAAGGCAACGTTCACCCGGACGGTGAGGTAAAAATTCAAGTCGAGGGAGGTATTTTGGTTATCACTATCGAAAACGGTGTGATTACCGAGGTTAAGCCCTACGAGGCAGAAGAACCCGAAACGGCAGAAGAACCCGAAACGGCAGCAGTACCCGAAGAATTCGCAAACCGTATCGCAGCACTTGAGACATCTATCGCAACGTTGACCGCCTCGGTGGCAGCGATGACCGCACAGTTTAGCCGTGCAACAGCGAAACCCGGTGTCCCCCCGGTAAACATTCCAAAGGACAGAAAGAAAGAAACAGCCCTTAGCCGAGACGCGGTAGCCGAAGCGGCAAAGAGATTTTACAAAAAATAACAAACAAAAAAAAT